AGCTGAAAATCTGGTTAACGGTGAAACACCGGGGTTATTGGAGAGCACATGGCTATTGGTCGTATTTCCGGTCAGCTCTTAAAGTCTAACTTACTCCGTGCGGGTGAGAATTTAGCCTTTGAGACAGACTTACTCTATCTGGATGTTGTGAACTCTCGTATCGGGATAAAAACAGCAGCCCCTACCACTGACCTAGATGTTAACGGACACACTCGTTCCACAAACATCACCGTAGACAATCAACTGAACATTGGTAACCTACACTTTACTGGTAATACCATAACCAGTGATTCCAACACCATAAATTTCTCAGCGGCTGCAGGCGAAGCCACTGTTTATCATTCAAGACTACAGATAGATGATCTGCAACTTCAAGGCAGCACTATTTCAACCACGGTCAGCAACAGCAGTATAGAGCTTGACCCGAATGGCACCGGTACAGTTAATATCATATCCAACACCAATATCACTGGCAATCTTGTGGTCACAGGTAACGTCAATGCCACTGGAAATATAGTCATCGGTGGTAATATAACCATCGGTGATGCACTCACAGACAACATTGTAATCAACGCCAGCATCCGCAGTGATCTAGTACCTGAAACTGATAACACTTACGATTTGGGTTCTGTGGCATATCGTTGGAGAGCTATTTACTCTTATAATCTTTACACCACTGCAATAACAGTTCCAACACTTGATGTTGGAAATTTGATGTTCCGCGACAATGAAATTACAACAACCACTGGACAAGATCTGTATCTTGACGGCAACGGTGCAGGTGGCGTAAGATTAGGCAACTTTCGTATAGTTGATAATGTGATTACTAACGTGGTGTCAAACGCGGTATCACAAATTGCTCAAACTGGCACTGGCTATTTTAAAATACAAGGCACCAACGGATTTGTACCTCCTGTGGGAGCAGATGCGACTAGACCAACTGCTTATGCTGTGTTAGGGATGACACGATTTAACACAGATTCTGCTGCTTTAGAAATTTGGGACGGAGCAGACTGGGCAAGTCCTGCAGGTGCAGCAGGTGCTGTATCTGTTGCAGAAGCCAACGACATCGCAGCACAACTAGCACTTACACTAGGATAATAAAATGCCAACAGTATTTAAACACGCACTAGTTACACAAATAGGAACTAATCCCACAGATGTGGTAGAAATTGGCGGCGGGGTTAGAGCCACAGTGATCGGTTGTAATCTAGCCAACGTTACGGAATACGATACTGTGGTAGTAGACATACAAGTAATAGGAGCAGATACCACTTCTTCATATTATGTCAAAGGATTGTCTATTCCTCCAAATACCAGTGTGAAGGTAATAACTCAAGGTGAAAAATTGATCCTTCCAGAAAACACAGAATTACGAATTGTAACAAACACCGCTGACAGTGTAGATGCCACTATCAGTTACGTAGAGATATCTTAAGGAGCGGATCATGGCAGGAATATCAAGTTCATATTATCTAGGTACAACACCATCCGAGTCATTAGGAGACTCTCCTCGCTATTGGTATGCTCTTCGAAGAAACGAAGATGGAGAAATATTTTTAGTTAGAAGCGATCAGATTACAGATCTGGATGCTTACGAATTAAATATCCCCGGACCTCCAGAAGAAGATTTTGAAGATTTTGAAGTTGGAGTTGATTTTTTTGACGGCATTGATTCAACCCATGAAACTCCAAAAGAAAACATGTATTATCCACAATACAAATGGGATAATAGATCATTATTTTATTATGTTGACAGCGAAGGGATGTTCATTATGAGAATTAATAGAGGATATTCATATCCGACCGGAATAAGTTCATAAACTAGGATCAAGAAATGGCAGAGTTTAAGATAACACGATTTAGATATACCTGGACAGGTGACTGGGATACCACCGTAGCCACATATTATAAAGATGATGTGGTCTATTATCAAGGATCCTCTTGGGTGTGTATTAGACAGCATTCTCCAACTGTGTTTGTCACTGATCAATCATACACGCCCGCCGGTGAAACAGATGCAGTGCCGGCCTGGACAAAAACCACAGAAGGCAGAAAGTTCCTTGGTCAGTGGGCAAGCAGTACCAGATATGATCCGGGAGTGTTGGTAATTTCGGGAGGAAATTTATACCTGTGTATAATTAGTCACGAATCGTCAACATATTTTAATACAAATGCAGATAAATTTGAAATATTTGCTACCGGACATAATTTTAGAAATACATGGACTGCTAGCACAAGATACAGTGTGGGTGATGCTGTGCGATACAACGGCTATACCTATCAATGTACCTTAGAACATACTTCAGGCACAGCCTCTGAAGGTATTATAATAGGCAACAATGATGCAAATGACGACAGCACAGCAGAAACATGGTCTGTGATTGTTGAAAATTATACATATGTCGGAGGATACCAACCTTCAACCAGATATCGACAAAATGATCTAGTGAAATACGGAGGTAGTATATTAAAATGTATCACTGAACATACATCGTCGTCTCAAATTACAAACGTAAATTTTCAAACATATCTTTCTGGATTTGAATTTGATAATCAATGGAATTCGTCAACCTATTATGCCATAGGTGATATAGTTAGACACGGCGGTGTAGTTTATGTGGCCGCCACAAATAATTTAAACAACCAGCCCGGTCAGTCTCTACTATACGATTACGGTCCAGGCGATCCTAATTGGACCGTTGTGGCCAAAGGAATAAGATTCCGTGGAGAATACGATGCTCAAAGTAGTATCCAATACCAAGAAGGTGATGTAGTAAGGAGAGGTGGAGCATTGTGGGTTAGCTTGACCAATCAATTCACTGATGACAGCTCATTGAGATCGTTGGACACATCTAATTGGCAAGTAGTGATTGCTGCGCAGAATATTACAGGGGGTTGGAGAGACAATCAATATTATAATCTATATGATATTGCTTATTTTAGAGGTGTAACATATGTTGCCAGTACTCCCCACTTTAGTTCTTTTGAAAATTCTCCTGGCGATAATGGTGAGGGTGTAGATTATTGGACCACGTTAGTAACGGGCAATGAAAGTAATGCATTAACAGTTAAAGGTGACATACTATCGTTTGGACTTAGAAGAAATATTTTAGAAGATGGCAGTACAGTTTTTACACTAGGTGACGGCAGTACCTACGGGAACATCAGCGTACCTATCGGTGCAGAAGATCAATTGTTGTATGTTGAAAACAATCAAGGTGACCTAGATTACACCAATTGGGGTACTTTAAACCGAATATATTATGTTGCAACCACAGGTGTTGATAACGACGATCCCCAGCGAGGCGTAAACTATTTTAAACCATATCGTACTGTGAAATTTGCATTGGAAAAAGCCAACGATGGGTATTCTGGTACAACTTCGATACAGGTCTCTACTGGAGAATATCAAGAATTATGTCCTATGATTGTTCCTGCTAGAACCGCAATCATAGGAGAAGAGTTGCGATCAGTGTCTATACGTGCCAGTGAGCCTGTTGCAGAATACGTTCAAGATACAGACAAATTTTTAGAAAGCATAATCAATATAGGAACTAAGCTAGGTAATATTATTCAAGGACTCAATGCAAATTTGTCGTTGGGTAACAATATATCACAAATTACTGCCGGTGCAGCCACAGCTACCGAAGCAGCAATAGTTAACTCTTTGTGGTCTAGCATAATTTCAGTTATAGAGTACAAAGTAAATGATAGTGGCGCAATGCCAGCAGTAACTGGCTCAAATACATTAACAGCTGGCGGAAGATTAGTAGCTGTCAATATATTAGAAGCAAATAGAGCAGTGATTAAAGCAGAATCTGCAGCATGGATGGCCAATACCTATGCACTTTATATCTATGATTTAGAACAGTGGAGCACAGATATAGATAGACTGATTAACGCTGTGCAATATGATTTGCAATATCCTGGAAATTACAAATCTGTGTTAGAAGCAAAATGGTATGCTAACAAAGTCATCGGCAGTCAGCTCGAAGATATGTTTTATGTGAGAGATACCACTGGTATTAGAAACATGACTCTTAGAGGTCTAGAAGGTACACTGCCTGCAATAGCCGCAGGCAATGTCTATAGTATTCCTACCGCAGGTGCATTTGTGAGTCTTGATCCAGGTTGGGGTCCAGCCGACGAAAGAACCTGGATTATCAATAGAAGTTGCTATGTTCAAAACGTCACCACCATTGGCACAGGCGCTGTAGGACAAAAAGTTGACGGAGCATTGCACAACGGAGGAAACAAATCAATAGTTTCTAATGATTTTACACAGGTAATATCAGACGGCATAGGTGCATGGATGTTAAACGGCGGCCGCGGAGAATTAGTATCCGTGTTTAGTTATTATGCACATATAGGAATGTTTTCCCAAAATGGTGGTATCATTCGTGCAACCAACGGTAATAGTTCTTACGGTGATTTTGGGGCAATTGCTGACGGAATCGACCCCACTGAAACTGTGAGATACGGATCTGTTAATACACAAACTGAACAGGCAGTGGTGGCCGCTGCCTACGCTGGAGAGATTTTAGACTTTATCTTAGGATTAGAATTTTCAAATTGCGGACAAAATTATACCACAGCCTCATATGCTATAACAAGTTCCGGTTCAGGAGCTGTAGCCATACAAGAAGAATTCCGAGACAACTCTATGTTTGAATGTCAAGTGCTTACTGGCGGCACTGGATTTACACAACGAGGTAACCAAGCACAGTCTGGTAGCCCAACAACCATAACACTGGCCTCTGCAGAATCGGCCACTGAAGCACAGATATTAGGCATGCGGATCCTGATCATATCCGGAGAAGGAACAGGACAATATGCATATGTACAAGCCTACAACAGCGGCACCAAAGTTTGTACAGTGTATAGAGAAAGTGATGATTTGCCCGGATGGGATCACGTGTTACCAGGCACGCCATCGGCGACATTATTGACCACAGGCACACGATATCGTATTGAACCAAGACCTACATTTAGCGCACCAGGATTTACCGCTACCACTGTTACATTTGCCACTGCCGGCGCTTGGGCAGCTGTGGTATATGGAGAAACCAGCCAAACATTTACTAATGTATCAGGAACTGTTGGCACAGGCACTACTGTAGAAGTTGTGCCAGCACCTGCTAGATTCACAGTAGTAAAAACAGGAAGAACTTATTCGATTACACAGACCGACGGCGGTGCAGGATACGCTGTAGGCAATATAATAACCATCAACGGCAACGATGTCGGCGGCACAATAGTAGAGCATGACATTGTATTAACAGTCACTGATATTTCAGACGACAGCACCAACTCAGTTGTAACATATGTGATAGCTGACACCAGTTTAATTGCTGCCAGTGGTAGATTTGTAATTACTCCAACATCAGGCCATTTTGGCAGATACTCGTCCGACGGCGAAAATTTTATTGTTTGTGATCTACCAAATGACGGAAACTGGAAATGTCTTGCAGCAGGCAACAATAAATTTGTTGCAGTTAAATACGGCAGCTCAGATGCTGCTAGTAGCACCAATGGTATAGATTGGACCTTACAAACTATGCCGGCTTCGAGAAACTGGTCAGGTGCTGTTTACGGAAAGCCATCAACAGCAAGTACAGGGATATTTGTAGCAGTAGCAGATAATTTAAATTCTGCAGCATATTCTATCAATGGCACATCTTGGACATTTTCTGCATTGCCTACATTTGGTGATTCTACTTTAAACGAATACGTAGATGTTGCGTTTGGATCAAACGTGTTTGTGGCCGTTGCCAACTCCAGCAACATAGCTGCGGTAGGCACCTGGAACGGAACAGCTCTGTCTTGGCAAGGCACTATCATGGATGTGGTTGCTGATTCATCATCGAAAGACTGGGTCAGTGTTGCATACGGTAACAGAAGATTTGTTGCTATTTCTTCTACCGGTGATGTAGCGTATAGTTTCGATGGGTTCTCATGGCTCCCAGCTACCATGCCATCGCAGGACGGATCTACAGCACATAACTGGAAGCAGATTAGATACGGACAAGGAGTTTTCTTTGCAGTAGGAGATACGGGCTCTAGAGATATCGGAGCAGATCCAACTGCCGGAATTACTACATATGCAGCAACATCATATGACGGTATAGTGTGGACTCCGAGAACACTAACATCTGCAGAAAACTGGGGAGTGGTAGCTTTTGGAAATCCAGATATCACACTAGGCGATAGCACCTTGTCAAACAACAAACCAACTTGGCTTGCCTTGCCCGGTACGACTTCTTACACGTTTAATAAAATTTACACAGGTGCTAGAGCACTAGGAAGAATTGTATTAGGTGGTGTCACAGTTGGCTCGATTAAAATTTGGGAACCAGGCAGCGGCTACGATTCAGCCCCTACACTAACCGTTACTGATCCCAATAACACTGACGACCCAACGTTTAGACCAAGGTTAGCCGATGGTTCATTGGCCCAACCGACATTTGTATCCAAGGGTGTTTCATACAAAACCAGCACCACTAGCATTGTTGTCACTGGTGATGGATTTGCAGATAAAACTCCTGTTGGAAAATTTCTTACCGTAGACGGCCTCACAGTGATGCCTGGACCAGGCGCACAGTTTTATATCGCTGGTAGTTCATCGTATAGAGTAGCGGTTATAGTAGGAATCAATGAGGAACTACTACCAGATGGAACTACACGATCTACATTCCAGATTAGTCCTAGTTCCACTATAGCTCAGTTTATTGAACACGGAATGGAAGTACTGATTCGTGAAAAATACAGCCAGGTTCGCATAACTGGTCATGATTTCTTAGATATCGGTACAGGAAACTTCTTAGAAACCAACTATCCTGAGTTGTATAAAAACTACGATTTTACAACACAGCCGTTCCAAGAAGTTCAAAATCTAAATGGTGGACGGGTATTCTATACATCCACTGACCAGGATGGTAACTTCCGCGCAGGAGAACAATTTGCTGTAGAACAAAGCACTGGTATTATCACAATCGCTGCAGAGTTCTTTGATCTAGCAGGCCTTACAGAATTAAGATTGGCAGGAATTAACGTAGGATCTACGGCTGTTATTAGAGAATTTTCTAAGGACGGACTATTCTTGCAGAACTCTAATAATATAATACCTACACAGCGAGCAGTTAGGTCATATTTGAGTAGTAGATTAAACGTAGGTGGTGAAGATTTGCTCACACCTAGTATTACCGCTGGTACAGTTAAGATAGGGCCAACGTCTATTGAATCCACAGCAGGATTAACAATAAACATACCTGTTGTTGCAGACTTCTCTGGATCCGCAAGTGGAGTAGGTTACGGTTATGTGGCTCAGACCATGTTTTACCGTAGAGTGAATTAAACATAAATATAGATACTGGAGTGTACGATGGCAGAATTTAAATTAGGTAGAATTAGATTTGTTTGGAAAGGTGCTTGGAGTGCAAGCACGGTCTATTACAAAGATGACGTGGTTCGCTTTGGCGGAAAGGTGTATCTGTGTCAAACTGGACACACTGCTAATGCTAATTTCAATGTTGATTTGGATATTAATCCGACCAAATGGAATCTAATGGCCGATGGCCAACGTTGGAGAGATGAGTGGTCCACAGTTACAGTATACGAGGAAGGCGATTTAGTAAAATACGGCGGCACAGTATACGTTTGCATAGACGGCCATACATCCGCAGCCACAGCTACTCTAGGATTAGAAAACAACTCTGCTGCCTGGAATCAATTTGTTGAAGGAACAGACTGGAAAGGTACTTGGACTGTTTTAACAAGATATAAATTAAATGACATAGTTAGATACGGCGGTATTAACTATATCTGTATCACAGGGCACACAAGTGCGGCTACAGCAGCATCAGGATTAGAAGACAATTCTGCTAGTTGGCAAGTGTATACACAAGGACAAGAATATCTAGGAACTTGGGTTACAGCCACTCGTTACAAATTAAACGACGTTGTAAAATACGGTGCTGGTCTATGGATCTGTACAACACAACACTCTGCCGGCGCAAGTTTTTCAGGAGATTCTGCAAATTGGGCACAGTATGTTGAAGGCTTAGAATATGAAAGTAACTGGAACAATGTTACTGCCTATCAGCCGGGTGATGTGGTCAAATACGGCGGCAACAATTATGTGTCAAAGACACAACATCTCAATTCAAATCCTCTAACAGGCACCACAGATTGGGATCTGTTCGCAGAAGGTTTAAGCTTTCAACAGAGTTGGGCAGGAGGTACTTCTTATAAAATAGGTGAAGTGGTCACACACGGCGGCAACAACTACATAGCGATAGCAGATAGTCCGAGTGCAACTTATACATTTACAGCAGCTACCGCATCCAATGATCGATTTACTGCTGCATCAACTACAGGAATTGTAGTTGGTATGACTGTGAGATTCACAGGATCCACATTCGGAGGAGTATTTACTAGTGGTAGATATTATGTTAAAACAGTAGCAGCTGGTTACATTACAATCAGCACCACTTCCAGCGGAACAACATTTAACGTTGCAGCGGATGCCAGCGGATCAATGACTGCCACAGTCAGCGGGGAGCCACCAAACACAGCATACTGGGCAGCGATCTCAACCGGAATGAACTGGAGAGGCGCATGGGCAGACGACACAGAATACAACGCCGGCGATACAGTTAGTCATGGAACAAACAGTTATATCTGTGTATCACAACACAGATCAGAAGGTGACGATGGCTCTACATTGGGTACCGAGGGCGGTGGTCAAGCATTAAGTCGCCCAGACCTTGATGCCACAGGCACATATTGGAATGTTGTAGCTGTAGGCAGCGAAGCTTCAGTGCTAACTACCACAGGTGATTTGGTATATTACGGTGGTGCAGGCCCAACAAGACTACCAGTCGGGACCGAAGGACAGGTACTGCGTGTGAGTTCTGCAGGTACTCCAGAATGGGTTACATGGGGCAGCACTAGTCACGTTTATTACGTGTCTACAGAGGGAGAGGATCGTCCTTGGCCAGACTGCGGCGCATCATTAGACAAGCCGTGGAAAACCATACGATATGCCTGCGAACAGATAGACAACGGGCCAAGAAATCCTAACGCACAACATCTACTAGAATTAAATCGAGCATTCATACAAAAAGAAATTACCAGCTGGACTGATTATCAAATCACTAACAATATTGCGCCATTTACATCAGCATTTGACTATGACGAATACAAGTGTGAGCGAGATGTTGGATTTATCATTGATAGATTAATCTGGGATTTAGGCCACGGCGGCAACTTAAAAATACGTGCCGCAGCTTTTAGCTTGCTAGGAGCATTTGGTGAAGCTGGAGAATTCTCTGCAGGAGAAGAAAGTGTTCCATATGTAACACTGGCAGCAGAAGCAGACGAAGGTGTTGCAGCCTACGAACAATTAAAATTAGTAGTAGCAAAGGTACTAGCTAATCAAGCGCCAACCACTGCTTATCAAACACTGGCCTTGGACTCTACAGCGATTGTCGCTCAATATATCAACACTGATTATGTGGCCGAACCTGGAACTACTACAACTAGTGACGAATTAATTGACATTGTTATTACAGCTCTTACAGATTTAGACACTGATGCTCTTCCAGCAAGACGTGTACCTAATAACACAATTAATATTAAAACTGGACAGTACAGAGAAACATTGCCTATTATTGTGCCTGTAGAAACTGCACTAGTAGGTGATGAAAAACGTTCTGTGAACGCTGGCCCAGCAGGCAGTTTAACCAGTGGAGATGATGCAAAATACAGCATTGGTGCTTTGACTAGACTAGAAACTGTGGTTGGACAGATTATTCTTGGAACAAATGTAACAGAATCATCTGGTAACACTGCTACACAGAGTGCTGACTTTCCTTATGCTAGTTCTGTAGAAGTAACAGACATCAAGAGACTAGTTAGAACAATGCAGCACCAGATTGATTTTAAAATCGGAACCACCCACATGGAGAGTTCTGCGAATCCCACAGGATATAATACTGTATTCCTGGTAGGGTTCGGTGATGCACGAACTCTAATACGTGAAAACAAAGAATTTATCAAGGAAGAAATCACTGCTTATTTGACTGCAAATTTCAGTTCAGTGAAATACAGCAAGACTAAATGCAAGCGGGATGTAGGTTTTATCATTGATGCTATGATATATGATTTGACCTATGACGGAAAATGGGCCACTCTTAACGCAGGCACAGCATACTTTGACGGCGAGAACAGCGTTGATCTACAAATTGACAGCACAGAAATAGCTGCTACTGTGGCCGCTTACGGTAGATTAAAAACAGTGGTACAGCAGATCATTGCCAACACCACAGTAACTAAATCTGCTGCCAACACTGCTACTCAATGGACTGACTCAACAAACTTGTCAGGTGGTTCAGCTGCTAATGCCACAGTAGGCNCATTAGTTGACATNATCACCAACATCATACAAGGCGATTCTACTGANTCTACAACGCCACAGATCAATGTTACTACTATAGCCACATTAAACACACTGACATCTATTGCTCACGGATTGNCTGTAGGCGATGCAGTGATCCCAAGAACCACTGCCAACGGACTGGTCAACGGAACAAAATATTGGGTNGTAACAGTAGGCTCTGTCGATACATTCCAACTTGCAGCCACATATGGTGGCGCAGTGCTGGCTTCATTTACTAACGGAGCTGGCCTCGACATTGATTTAGAAGTTATTGATTATCCAACAGCAACAAATGCAGTGACATCAACCACTGCATTGATAGCAGCCGCAGTAACATTAGATGCTGCACAAGAAACCATAGTCACTGCTGCCACAGCTTATATCACTGCTAACTATCCCACATTGGTCTATAACTCTGCTAAATGTGAAAGAGATGTGAGATTGATTTTAGAAGCGGTGATGTTTGACTTTATGTTCAACAGTAACTTTAAAACTAGAGAAGCAGCATACTCATATTTGAGAGCCACGGCTGCTGATGTATTCACACTGAATCAGAAGACTGCTACTAGAGCTTCATTTACCTATGTTAAAGGATTGGCCAGCGCCAACGTAGGTGGCAACGCCACTGCACAGGCTCGTATTGAAACACTGATGACACTGTTGGATGACATTGTCTACGGTGCTACCAACGAAGGATCTATATGTCAAACAAGTATTAGAAGTGCTGATTGGGCTAGACTACAACTAGAACGTAATCGTGCTTATATCTCTGCTGAAATATCAGCTTATATCGGCGCAACTTATACAACTACAGTAACGGTGGCTACAGCAGCCACAGACATATTCACATGCACAGACACTAGCTGGATGGTAAGAAATGCAGCCATTAGATTCACAGGCACAGTATTTGGTGGAATAACTACCGGCACAACTTATTACATACAGAATGTGGTAAGCGCCACAACATTTAAAATTTCAACAACCAGGAACAGCAACACTGCATTCGATACTCAGCTTAATGAGTCAGGCTCAATGACTGTGAGTCTATACTACGACAGTGCGGCATGCCTGCGAGATGTAGATAGATATGTTGATGCGTTGAAATTTGATTTGCAGTATCCTGGCAACTATAAATCTAGATTAGCAGCGAGATATTATGCTAACGCAGTAACCGGAAGTCTTGAAGAAGACATGTACTATCTACGCAACGGTACAGGCTTACGCAATCAAACACTTCAAGGCCTAACCGGAGATTTATTAGCACCAAACGCATATGGTACTTCGAGAGTAAGTGCAGGCGCATATGCTTCATTGGATCCAGGTTGGGGCCCAGATGACTTCCGTACATGGATTATTGGACGTTCCCCTTATGTGCAAAACGTAGCAACATTTGGTTATGCTGCAATCGGTCAGAAGATTGACGGCGCACTACACAACGGCGGCAATGATTCTATTGTGTCCAATGACTTTACCCAGATTATATCAGACGGTATCGGAGCATGGATTACCAACAATGGTCGCGCTGAATTGGTATCTGTGTTCTCATACTATGCACACATAGGTTACCTTGCTGAAGCAGGCGGTCGTATTCGCGGCACCAACGGCAACAACTCCTACGGTGACTTTGGTTCTGTAGCAGAAGGATTCGACGTCACAGAAACTCCAATATTATGTGAGGTAGATAATAAATCATACCTAGCAGATGTGGGCAGTGTTATCACCGACGGTGTTGATAAGATTTGGCAGTTTGAATATGACAATGCCGGATCTGATTATACCGAAGTCACCTGGACGGTGTCAGGTGGCGGCGCAGGTGCCAGTGTTGAACAAGATGATTTCCGTGACGATGCTGTATTCCAAGTAAGATTGATAGACAACGTAGATGATTCAACTACAGCTCCNGAAGCTGACGGTAACCTAGGGGGTAGCGGATATCTATCCAATGCCAACACTGCCCAAAGTGGCACAACCACTCAACTAACACTAGCAGCCACTGATGACGAAATCAGCAATGCCTATGTAGGTATGAAGTTGATTGTAACTTCGGGCGCTGGAGCAGGACAGGTTGGTATTGTAGATGCATATTCCTCTGGTACAAAAATTGCCACTGTGACCAAAGAAAGCACTGGGGGTGCAGGTTGGGATCATTTGGTTCCGGGAACTGCTATAGTAGCACCAGATGCTTCATCAACCTATGTAGTTGAGCCAAGAGTTACATTTACTTCACCAACCTACAGCAGTACTGCAAGAACATTAGGCACAGCTCAGAGCTATACCGATGCAACTTACGCTCCGACTTCTGCAGTGTACTCGCCGATTTCAACCACAACCAGCGGCAGCGGCACAGGCGCTACGTTCACTGTGGCAAGAAAAGGTGTAAAATATTCAGCTGTGGTTATTGTTAGTGCAGGAACAGGATATGCAAGACTAGACACACTAACTATTGTTGGCACCAATCTTGGCGGTGCGCCAAGTGCCAATGATGTTACTGTCACAGTAACAGCAGTTAACGCTACCACTGGAGCAATTACTGCATTTGAATTCACAGGTGTGGGTGCTGGTAGTAAATTTGTAGCAATAGCCAGCGGTTCAAGAACCACTAATACTTCTACCAACGGTACCACCTGGAGTCAAAACTTGTTGGCATTGCCTAGTACTTCAGACTGGACATCAATAGCTGCAGGTAAATTAACAACAGTAGAAACTGCAGGTGCATTCGTCATAGGTAGATCCTATGTTATCACTTCACTGGGTAATACTGTGTACACCAGCATAGGATCTGCAGCCAATCTAGTCGGCACATATTTTGTGGCCACTGGTATAGGTTCGGGTACAGGTACAGCAACCCCGATTGCCAACCATTTGGTAGCGGTGAGTACTAGTACCACAGTCAATGCATATTCAACAGACGGCGGAACAACATGGACTGCGGGCGGCGCATTGCCAGGAGCTTTAAGTGGACAAGCTGTTGGTGTTGCCTATGGCAATATCAATGGTGCTGCACGTTGGGTAGTTATAGGATTCGACGGAACCACATGTTATTCAACCAACGGTGGCCAATCATGGGTCGCAGGAGCCAGCACACCAGGCGGCACAGGAACCAGCATCGCTTATGGTCAAGGAGTATGGATAGTAGTCAGCTCTCTCTTTAACACCACTGCCTACAGCGCGGACGGCGGCGTGACATGGACTGCGGGCGGAACATTACCATCTGCTTCATCATGGAGCGGCATAGCCTATGGTTCTAACAAATTTGTTGTAGTATCTAGTGACGGGTCTGTGAATCCAGTATGGAGCGTAGACAAAGGCGTAACATGGAGTTCAACTGGTTCCAGCGGCTACATCGGATCAGGCACAACAACTCGTGTAAACTACGGACAAGGTGTTTTCTTAGTCACACAAAGCAGTAGCAACAACATGAGCAGCTCAGAAGACGGCATAGTATGGACCACCAGAGCAATCACTCGTGCTTCAGGCACAGGAGCTCTTGAAGCTGTGAATGGTAATCCTAGTCAAACAAGCATATGGGCTATTATTCCTTCAGCATCAACCACAGCAGCATCTAGTGCCATACTAGGCGCCACTGCCAAAGCTCGTGCATTTGTTTCTGACTCAAAGATATTTGCTATCAGAGTCACCGATCCAGGATCAGCCTATGCCTCAGCACCAACTATTACCATAACTGATCCCAACAATCTGTTTGAAGCTCCTACCACAGTGAGAATAGGTGATGGTGCTTGTGCCAACGTCAGCTTTAAAAATCGCGGCACAGGATTTGATTCAGCTATAATAGAGCAAGATACAGGCAACGGCTACGGGAATAATTTCCAAAGTGGTAGATTTATCGGAGTTAAGAGACTAACAGGTATACCTAGGGCAGGTGCCAACGTGGTTTTTGCCACACAGCCTAATACTGTATACAAATTGGTTCAGGTGCTTTCAGAAAGCGGAACGTTTGACGGTGCAAGATCTGCATTCTTCCAGCTGTCACCAAGCATGAGTGAGTTTAATGCTCCTGCAGATGGCACAGCAATAACCACACGTATTCGTTACAGTCAAGTGAGACTCACCGGACACGACTTCTTAGACATAGGTACAGGTAACTTTGTAGAAACCAACTATCCAGGAATTCCTACACAGCCTGCTATACAGGCCAATGAGACTGTGGACAACAACGGTGGTCGTGTATTCTATACCTCCACTGACCAAGACGGTAACTTCCGAGTTGGTGAATTGTTTACTATCGAACAAAGTACTGGTGTTGCAACATTGAATGCTGATGCATTTAACATTGCAGGTCTAGCAGAACTAAGTTTGGGTAACATAACATTGGGCGGAAACTCAGCAACAATTACAGAATTTAGCACAGATCCATTCTTAACAGCTAATTCAGATAACGTTGTTTCTACACAGAGAGCAATTAGATCTTACATTTCTGCACAAATTGGTGGTGGTGGAGCTGCTTTGAACGTAAATAGCTTGGTAGCTGGTTTTATCAATGTGTCGGGTACACAGATCACAACTACCACAGGCGGTACCATAGCTATGAAAGCTAACTTTAATTTCCAGGCAGGGGTAAGAGGTTACCCAGTGGCATGGAATTACTTTTTAAATAATTAACGGAGAATAATATGGCAACAGGAAGATTAGGCGCTTTTAACATAACAACCACAGCAGATACCACGGTGTACACAGTACCCGCAGCTTCATTCAGCGTAGTTTCTGTAAATATATGTAATCGCAATTCAAGCACACCGGCTAACATACGTTTAGCAGTGTCAGCATTAGCAACACCAACAGTGGCAGAATACATAGAATACGATTCGTCGTTGGTAGCCAACGGTGTACTAGAACGCACCGGTATCGTAATGAAGACCGGAGACCTATTAGTGTTTTCGACACCGACCGGGACTCCCACATTAAGTGTTGTGGTCTACGGCATAGAAACATCAACAGCATAAGGCGGATATAATATGGGACGAAGAACAAGCGGAGGCACAGTAGGCCAAGAGAAAATTGGAAATATCTCTGCCACTGGCGCAACCTTAACAACATCACAATTAAATCAAGATCTCACGCTGGATCCCAATGGCACTGGCGGAGTAATAGTTGCTGCTGATATTACTGTTGCAGATCAAGGTGATCTTCGACTCAGAGAAGCCACAGCCAACGGTACTAACTACATTGCTCTACAAGCTGCGGCTACTATGGCAGCAAATTATACTCTTACTTTTCCAGCCGCAGTNGCGGCTAGTGCTGGATTTGTTCTAACTAGTGATGCTGCCGGAGTTTTATCCTGGGCCAGTGCAGGCGGAAATATTTCTGTTGCAGATCCAGGATCAACGGCCACTGTTCATTATCCGTTTTTTGGAACTGCTTCTGGTTCGCTGCCCACAACACTAGCACCACTGGCTAGAACAAACCTAGCATTTGTGCCCAGCACTGGTGAGCTAACTTCTACCATTGGTAGCTTTGTCAACATATACGGTGCCACAACCAACGGTGCCACGATTACTATTAGAGGTACCAGTTCAGGCACCAAGGGTGCAGCCAGCGTGTTGATGACAGATGGTGTGGCATCATCAACTACAGGTACTGGTACATTGGTAGTCACAGGCGGTGTTGGAGTTTCAGGACAAGTAACTGCCACAACACTGGTTGAAACATCTAGTATTGTGTTTAAAGAAAATATCAATCCAATTGAAAATGCATTAGAATCTGTATTGATGTTAATGGGTGTTACTTACGATCGCAAAGACAACAAAGAACACGAAGCTGGATTAATTGCCGAAGATGTTTATAAAATTATTCCAGATCTAGTCAGTTTAGATGCTGACGGCAAACCTCATGGTATTAAATACACCAAACTAACAGCCTATTTGTTAGAAGCAATTAAGTCGTTAAACAAAGAAATTAATGACCTAAAAAAGGTATAAAATAAATGGCAAATTTACAGGCAACCACATTTACTGACCTTACCCTACCAAGGGGAACAACAGCTGAGCGGCCTGCTACTCCTGCTACAGGAATGGTAAGATACAATACCAGTTTTAATTTATTAGAATTTTGGGACGGCACAAATTGGCGGCCAGTGACTGGCTACAGTGCAGGCACAATTGGCACCGGTGGAAACTCTATCACAAAAGTTAATAATAATATTGTACACACTTTTACCTCAGTAGGCGCTGCAACATTCACGCCATCATTTAACGGCTATGTACAAGTACTAGTTCTTGCAGGCGGTGGAGCATCTTCAAGCGGTT